AAGCGTCAAATTCAAGTGTATAGACACCGGAAGCTCTAAATTGGGAATAGTCTATTTTTACCTTGTTTGCCATTATTTTTAAAATATTTTTACTTCAAGTCTATATATCACAAAATTAGATTGATTTATTGGAGATTATTTTCTTTACTACATCAAGGAATTAAAACTCCCGTAAGATTTACCATCTTTGGTTGTTGGACCCTTCCTTGATTCATCTTCAAAAACATTATTGCCCTCTATTTTTCTGATAATGATCGATTTATAGTCATTTTCATCCATCTCGTCAAAAAGATCACCGACGATCTGGCCAAAGTCATATCCATCCATCAATCCAGAAAGATTTACCAAAGTCATTGCAACATCATCGTGTCCAGTTTGACTTGAATAAGTTCCTCTTGAATTAAGACCAAATGTGAAAAGTTCTGGGATGGTCCATTTTTTTTCATTTACAATAACCTTATATTCCCTAACAAGACTTCTAAGCATTTCACAATATTTCATCTTGTTTTTTTCATTATATTTGATTCCAGGATTTAGGTTTCTTGCAGCTTCCGTGTGCTTTGTAAAAAGAAACATCTCATCAAAGAATTCATCCCTCGAAGATAATTTATCGTAAAGAAGCTCTCCCTTATAGTTCATCTCAAGCGCTATTTTAACCCTATCGACTCCAAATACATTCTCACAAAGAATCGTTATAAATTTTATAACGTCCTCTAATTTCATCTCGTTATCTCTTAATATCCCCACTTGGATGAGACCGAAAAAATCAGATTCATCCTCAAATTCATCAATCCTTTCTATAATTTGTTTTGGTAATGGTGAAACCTTGAATATATTAATTACTGTGAAATCACCTTTATTTCCACCACTAAGATCTATCGAAATAACAAACTTCTTTCCGATTTCATTAGATGAATCAAGATCAAATTTAGGATGCCAAATAAGATTTTCATAATTGACATTTCCGTAATGAAGCTCACTTATTTCTCTCCAAACATATTCCACCTCATTTGCTCTTATTCTTCTTAACTCTTCGGATCCTAAAAGCAAACTCGAGGAACTTAAAAATTGATTTCCATACTCCTGATTAAATAGTTCCTCACTTCCTAAGTTTCCTATCTCTCTCTGCTTCCACTCTTCATCCCTTCCCGGAACCTGCCACCAATCAACTCTTATTGGATTAAAACTATTTTCACCCTTTAGTGCACCTTGGTAGAGCTCATAAAACTTATTCATTCCGTTGGGTGTGGATGTTATTATAATTCTAGAAACCTTGGATGATGATACCGTTGGATATGTTGACCTAAAAAATGCCTCTATAAAATTTGCATTAATATGTGCAAACTCGTCCATATATAAAAAATGTATGGTGAAACCGATACCGGAAGTTTTCGTCGTTGTTTTAGCCAATATTCTACATCCGTTATCAAATCTCATCGACATCACATTGTTTACAAGCATTCCTGGTTTTAAAAAGAAAGGAAGTCCTTTTATAATAGACTTTATCTTGTCCATAAGCTCCTCCGCTGTATCACCAACGTTTGCCAATATCATCGCATTTTTATCATGATTAAATAGAAGATACCAAACTAAGATTATGGACGATGTAATAGAATTGTGTGATAAAATATTGTTGGTATAGTATCTGTGATCGGAATGGTCTATTGATAGATCAACCATCGAAACAGGAATACCAGTATTTTCGATATATTTAACCGCTGATGGTCCGGATTTTGTTTGAATGAGATCACCAATTCTTAAGTCCCTGACAAAAACTTCTTTTAAATTTTCATCAAAAAGAATGTGAATGTCCGCACAATCTAGGGTGTCCCCATTTTCCAATTCTAGAAACCAAACATCGTATGGCTGAGTTTCCAAATATTTGTAGGCTCTTACAAGTCCACTATCGGATAGAACAAATGAATCTATATCGAATTCCGAAATTATTTTCTTGGATGGATCGTCCTGATCTAGATCGAAATTTCTGTATTCAAATTTTTCTAGCAGATTGATTGCTCTTAATATGAGTTTCTTGGCAAATCTTCTTGGTGAAAATCTCATTTAATTTATTTTTTTAGTCGAGAATGAAATCTAGACATTTTTTTACAATAAAGAATAAATTTTATATAAATTTTTTTTTATTGTATATAAAATGTTAAATTTTTTCGTTTTTCTAAGTGAATTTATGGAAACATTCCTATTTTTTTTCACTCTAACATTTGTTGTGGGCAAAAGACATTTGCCAACTTGTCTGGGTGCCAAAAAAATATTGAATCTATTGGATTGATATTCCCTAAGAACCGAGTCTTGATAGTCCCTTAATTTTATATACTCCATCCCATTATCCGTCATTACCTTACAATACTTAGAAAAATAAGAAACGTCCTCCGCACATTTCTTAATTTCTAATATTTCCTCTGGAGTGTATTCCCATTGAATATTTGCCTTCTTAAGATCCGGATTTTGGTCATGGAATGGATTTTCTATTTGTTTGTAATCCAATCCCTCATCCTCTATTTTTCTCAGAAGTGTTTCAACCCTTTCAGTTGACCATATGAGAGAATTGTCGTCATTTTTTATTTCTGGTAAATTTCCCATGTTAATTATCTTAATAGTTCATCATCGATAATGAAATCGGAATCATCCCCTTCTAAATCATCGCCCTTCAGATTTGGATTATTCATATCTATAACTTTTTTCTGCTTTGCATTAACCACTGCATTAGGATCAATCACCTCGGCTGTTATATCAACCACCTCGGAACCAATTATACCTCTTAATCCCTCCATGATTCCTCTTGTTCCTCTAGATCTTATTCCATTTCCCCCCTGATCACCTTCAGTGGGAGCAACATAATAGCTTTCCTCCTCGTGGTTTTTATCCATTACGACACGATTTGATTGTCTCTTTTCGTCTATTTCTATTCTGGATTTTTTATAGTTTTGTTCTGTCTTTTCAAGGTAAGATTGATAGTCTTTAGGCATCTGCATTATTTGGGATTGCATTTGGGCTAGTACTTCAAATAATCTTGGATTAGTGTTTCCAAGATCAATTTCCTCCAGAATTTTTATGATTGAATGTTGAGCAGTTTTTAGTTGAAACATCATAGCTGCTATGTTCATAGCATCCATTTTTTTCTTTAAATCCATATGGGAAGCTTCGCCTCTTACAACATCATTATCAACATAAAAATTAGCTAATGAATCCAGCAGTGCTTTTGCATCTATAGCAGCAGATGATTTCTCACCATCAAAATCCATCAGATCGGTGCTTTTTATTCTCGGCAATTCTGGTGAGTTTATTGGAACATCAGTTTCCATAGATTCCTCCATGAGGATCGAATCCAAATTTTGTTTAAGTCTCTCCTCCGCTAATCTTTCAGCCTTTGGTTTTCTTCTTGGCATAACTATTTATTTCTTGCAAATTTAGGAATATTTAATAGGGGTTTAGCATTATCTATAATATGTGCTAATTGCGAATCTCTTACTATGTTCTGATTAAGAACGGTTGATTGCATATCTATATCAACCATATTTTTAAACAATCTTATATTACTTAGAAGTATTGGTCCTGTATATATCTTGTATGAGTTATTGTCTGTTCCGTAGAATGGACTCAAATTATCCCTATTTATATCAGACGGAGCATTATAAACATAAGTTGTTGTAAACATTCTTACAAATTCATGAACCTTACTTAGTTTACTTGATTGCTCCGCTGGGTTGGTTGGATCATAGGTCATTTCCCAAATATTTATAGACATTTGTTTGTAAACGTTCGAGTAATTAACACAGATTCCATACCACATATCCCATTCAGGAATAAACTGTAGGGGAGAATTTATTATCACGTCGTTAATTCTGAAGATAACACTGCCACATCCCAGATAATTTGAGTTATCATTGTCAGTTATTCCAGAATGAACAAGATCGATTCTCATACCCTCTATTTCCCCCTGGTCATTCAGATAAAGACCACTGATTAAATTTCTAGACTGAGCTTTTTGCATTTTCCAAACTATGGTGGACTGAGCAAAGTTTGTGGAGAGATTTCTAACTTTGAATCGGAAGTCGTCTATTACATCCTCAACCACATATCCACCAGTGTGTTCTAAATCTCCTTTTATAGCGACATAACCCTCTGGATTGATGTCATATCCATCCCATCCTCTCAAATTGTGCTTTCTAGGATAGCTACTGAAGTAGAGAAAGTTTTCATCGCTACTTTCTAGGGTTAGATTGATTATAGGATACGGTTTCCTTAAAATTTGACTTGTGTCATACCAGTTCTTCAGAGAGAACCACGAGGTGTAGCTAAATTCCTCTTTATCAGTAAGTTTCGGGAGAATCTTGTATCTAATTGCATTTCTGTAGGCTCCAGATTCTGGGGCAAGTTCTGAGTCATCGTAGAAAGAATCGTAAAGATCGTAATAATTATTAAAAACTATGGTCCAATTATTATTAAGATCGTAACCAATAATCGAGAGTTCTTTAAATAAATAGGATCTTATAGGATCCTGACTCATCTGGGTTATTGTGGTTGCATACTGTTGAGGTTTAGCTATTTTTAATTCCTCACTCGTTGTTTCAGCTCCGAATAACTCCTCAACTGAAAGAGATATTCCCTCAAGCTCCTCCTTATATGCAGGATCTCTGAAATAGGTATTGCTTTTTGGGTTGTATTTTTTAAGTTCCATCTTGAAATAAACGGGGGCGTTCATGAAATCTCTGAAAAGATACGTTGAGTTTATCTCATAAATCCTATTTGTGATTGGGAAATAGATAATATCCCTTTTTCTTGGTTGAGATCCTCTACCAAATATGGATTCAAAATATCTTTTATCCATCTGAACCTCAAATGGATCCTCGTAGTTAAGACCAAAAGGATCAAAATTTATTTTATTGTCAGGAAATTGATTCTGGTTGACAAGCAGCTTAACACATTTTTCTGAAACAACATCAAATATCGTGTACTCCCTCAAAATAACATCCCTTCCCCTTGCTTGTGGCTGGATGGAGTAGTAATTTGCATCCAAACCAAAAACTTTGTTAACCATTAGACTAAGATCTTGATACATGTTTAAAGCCTTATTCACATTGTAAGGTTTAAAGGTAAACTTACAATCACTTATGACTACAGGTCTATTGGAATACTCGTTAGAACAAATCGGTGCTGGCTTATAAATAACAACCTCAGGTATATCTGCAAATTCAAGATCTAATTGAAAGTCAACAATCACCACAGATGGATCTATGGGCTCATCCGTTTGATAAATGACTGTTCCATCATCGTTAATTAGGACCGATGTGAATCTAAATTCCGGATAAAATTTATTTGATGGATCAAGATCAATCTCAAATATTTCGGAAAAGTTGTTTGTTAACCCCCTTAGTGCTGTACCAACATTGTGCCACAGGGACCATGTTTTACCATCTATGCTATATCTAAAATCGATTACTATATCATTAGCGTCCAATCTTGGATCCAAATTATTACTGAATACAGCATCAATTATCCATCCCTTGTATTTCTGCACACTCTCGAATGGTTTATCCCACGTTAACACCCTGTAGTTACCTATATACGTGAAGTTTAAGGCACTTTCAAGCTGCTCCATTCTGATACTATAGTATTCCACAGTTTCACACGGCATATACATCGTAACACCGTCAACATCAATAGAATGATAGCCTCCACAACCGATCTGTTTGGCTCTGGCCATTGCTGCTTCTGGAGTGCTGAATAAGTTGTCAGTGGATGACTCCTTTATTTTATCAGTGTTCTGAAGACCATCCTGATAGGCATATCTTGGATCGGAGATGTTATATTGTTCCCCACTGGTATTGTAAACAGGTGTTCCTTTTTTTGGAAATTTATTTTCCGGGTAGAAGCTCATGTAAGAATATAATTTATATTATATATCGAAAGTTGGGATATAAGATCATATAAAAATAAAAAAGGAGGTTTAAACCTCCTTTTTTATTTTAAGCTTTTGTGTAGATTCCGGTGGACATTTCAAGTTGTCCATTTCCATAATCTTTTGCAATTCTTTCCTGCATTTCCTGTTCCCTTTTATCTAAGATTTCTGCCTGATTATGAAGTTTTAATAATTCATGTTTTAAGTTTTCAAGCTCCCTTTCATAGAAATGTGTTTGAACTGAAAGCCTTCCTATTTTAACAACATTTTCTGTTAAATCGTCCCTTAATGATTGGATTTCTAATAAGAGATCATCCGATAATTTTATTTGTTCCATATTAATAATGTTTATTTATTTATACGGATTATATCGGCAAAAGTTTCTATTTAACTATATACCTATATCTGATGGATCCTGCATATCGGTTTCACGTGTAATAATATAATTAATGTTTCCAACTTCATTTAATGCTCCACCACCAACGGAATTATATTGGTTGGCCTTTTCAGTATTAACAATTGAAACACCTACGGTCTCTATTCTGTTTGGTCCAGTAGTTCCCGCCGTACCACCAGAATACCATGCATAATAATTTTTTTGATCCTGATAAAATTTACAATTACTTATTGTGATATAATTAGCATTTACAGCAGCACTATTTCCAGTAGCTGTGTAAATGAATCCTGTCGCTTCAGGTTCTGCAGCATTCTTATCTCTAATTACAAATCTAACATTTTCAAAATTTAATATACCATTAAAATATGAGGTTCCTGGATAGGAGTCTGTATAATTTTCACCGGAATAGAAATTTGAGTATGAGGTATTTGATCCTATGCTAGTTATAAGAATTGAATTTGTTACCGCTATTTTTGGTTTAAGAGATCGTCCTCTTATATTAAAATTGTACGCTTTAGTGGATATTGAACAGTTTATAGCATGTATATTTATTTGATCACAATTTGAAATTCTAAAGCCGTTATCTACAGCACCGTCTGAATCTATATAAAGTCCATAAAGTCTGATTTTACACTGACTTGCTACATCTTCAAAATTAAAAAAACCTTTAGGGGCACCAGTTTTCGAATCAAAATAAAGATAGGCTCCGGTATTATAGTCGGCCGAATTTCCAATGGACCTATCATCTCCTATTATAGAAAATCCTGTATTTCCTCCTTCTGAACCGATCAGATGATCATATCCTCCTTCTAGTTGGAATACGATTCTTACACCACCATTAAGTTTTATAGTTGTTTGTGAATTATTCGAAGTAAAAAGCCATCGCCTATCTTCTCTGTAATCCCCTGGAAAAACCCAAATAGTCCATCCCTGAACATCGTTTCCTTCAAGATAATTTATTGCCCTCCAGATATTTGAAAAAGGATCACTTAATTTCCTTGGATCAGAGGGACTGGATGAGCCATTCGTATCAACAAAGATTGTTTTAGCGTATGTAAAATTTCCTCCAGGATCACCTTGTGGACCTTGTGGACCTTGTGGTCCGGTGGATCCCGTTGCTCCTGTAGAACCCCTTGCTCCAGTTGCTCCGTTAGATCCTGTGGGTCCAGCGGAACCAGTTGGTCCAGTTGCTCCGTTAGATCCTGTGGGCCCAGCGGAACCAGTTGGTCCAGTTG